ATGGCTGGTGGCACTAATAAGTTAAGCGACAAAAAACTTAGGTCGTTACTGAGTGTTCAGCAGCAAAAGGAAACCCTAGTAGCTGATGGTGAGGGCCTGAGCGCTAGGGTGTCAAAATCCGGTGTCATTAGTTGGGTATTTGCATATCGTTTAGGTGGGCGAGAAGCTAGATTAGAGCGTATCAAACTTGGTAATTACCCTGAAATGCCTTTGAAATTGGCGAGAGAACGTCGCGAACAATGCCGAGCATGGTTAGCTGAGGGCAAAGACCCACGACACCACCTAAATCTAACCACAACGCAGACGTTGAAGCCTGTAACGGTTAAAGAGGCTATTGATTATTGGATCAGAGAGTACGCCACCGAAAACCGCGCAAATGTAGAACGTCATCAAGCCCAACTTAAAAAGCACATATATCCCTATATCGGCTCCTATCCACTCTCAGAGTGTGAAACTCGTTACTGGTTAGATTGCTTTGACCGTATGAAGAAGACAACGCCAGTCGCCGCAGGCTACGTTTTTCAGATGTGCAAGCAGGCTCTCAAGTTTTGCCGTGTTCGTCGGTATGCCATTAGTAATGCGTTAGACGATTTAACGATCTCTGACGTAGGCAAGAAACAAGAGAAGGGCGACCGTGTTCACTCTGATGAGGAGCTAGGGCAATTATGGCGAGCGACTGAAGAACTTAAATTCCAACCCTACTACGCCGCCATGATCCGTTTGCTGGTGGTATTTGGTAGCCGTTCTCAAGAGGTTCGTCTATCAAAATGGTCTGAGTGGGATATGAAACGCTGGATCTGGACGGTACCTAAAGAACACAGCAAAGGCGGAGAAAAAATTATTCGCCCTATACCAGAGGCCGTACAACCGCTGGTCGAGTCGCTATACAGGCAGCACAAAGACACCGGCTTATTGCTTGGTGAAATGAAAGAGTCCAGCGCGGTGAGCGCGTGGGGGCGCTTGGTATGGAAACGTTTGGGGCACTCCGAGGCGTGGTCACTACATGACTTGCGGCGCTCGTTCTCTACTAAGTTAAATGAATTAGGTGTAGCCCCACATGTTGTTGAACAGCTATTGGGCCACACAATGCCCGGTGTTATGTCGGTCTATAATCACAGCCAATATCTTCCAGAGAAGTTGGATGCTCTAAATAAGTGGTATGAGCGTTTAGAACTATTGGCAGGTGGCTATGAAAATGTAATTTTATTGCAGGTGAAAAAATGAATTTCCCAATTTATATAAATAAAGAAGATATTGATTGGTTCTATGAATATTCATCTCATAGGGAAAAATTTGATATTTTTGTTACTAGACTCCTTGGCCATGCCTCATCAGAAGCGGTTTTTGATGATTTATTCATTGCCACTAAGGGGTGTAAATTTAGCTGGGCATTATTTCTAGAACATTGCCTAATGTCTTTCTCTATAAAGAAGGAATTACTTAGAACTAAAAAGGAAATGGATGAAAGGAGTGATAAAGTAGTTTCATTATCAAGAAGTATTGTAAATATTTTGGATGGTACAAAGGAAGATAACCCTATGTGGGTTTTGGCTCATAGCTTAGAACGGACTGAATCACTTGAATTTTATAATGTAGATTTGAGCATTTTTAATGACAATGATAGGCGTAAAGCAGAAGTCCTAAATTTAATGTCAAATAATGAAATATCGTTTTGTGATATTATAAATCTAATTATAGATACTGTTAATAGAACCAGATATCAAAATACACCAGTGGTGAGTCAGCCAAATAGGAAAAACGCTGAAGTTATATTTTTTTGTCGTGAGATGGTTTCTTTTTTTAGGCATCATCTTGATCGTCCTTTGTTTTCAGTTGTTGCTACCTTGGTGAATATTCTTCACGAGGTAGATTATGATGTTCAAGATGTCAGAGATTCTTTGAGAGGATATACAGATAATTCATGGTGAAAAAAATATTAATTTTTGCGTTTTTTTCACCATGAGTAAGTGAGATTAATTTAATAAATTATTTATTTCTCACTCAGAGAAAAACATTCTTTCATTAACAATGCTCTCGAACATTAACAAACGAGGGCGTTAACCAATGAACAACCAACAAATCAATGATCGTATTATCCGCGAGTCTGAGTGTCGCAAACTTACTGGCGTGTGCCGAACTACTCGCTACTTGATGGAAAAAGAAGGTAAGTTTCCAGCTCGTCGCAAATTGGGCGGGCGTTCTGTAGGGTGGATGCTTTCAGAGATCCAGAATTGGCAGCAATGCCAGCCAAAAGTTACCACTGATGCCTCAGCGTGAGGTGGTATATGCCTAATAAAACAAAAGCGGCCTTGCAGGGCCGCCAGTGTCAAAACGTTTATCAAATTCATAGCCAGCTTATCACGATGATCGATCAGGTCAAGCGTTGCGCGATAGTGAGAAACGGGAATAGCTCCAGCGTTAAGAGAGCAGAGCGCAATTTTACGCTTTGCCATGGAAACAATGAGTTAATTAGCGCAAAACCGCAGGCATTATTGCCAGTGTTGCTCTATTTCGCTGGTGGCTGTTTCGGCTATATATCGGGCGATAGTACATCTCACAAATTTTTGGGCGGTGTTTTTCCAGTAGTTTGTGATGATAGAGTTTTAACCGCGCCGTTGGCGCAGTTCGCCAAGGCTAGTCGTAGCCTTAATCAAAGGCGGAATTCCGCCCTTGGCAATATAGAAAATTATCATCTGCTAACCCAAATATTTGGGGCAGTTGGCAACATTACCCGTAACAAGCCTGTTCAGTTATTAGAGGATGATGACCCAAAAATAAGCTCACATGGTGATGGAATAAAATCATTACTATCTCTTTTACATTGTACTAAACCAGATAATCGAATAATTACGATTAATGCAAAGATAATAAATACTATCGCAAGAATTTTTTTCATCACTAATTATCCTTTAGCATCTATTCCGCGCTGTTGTAGTTCTTTGCGGATAATTCGTTTGATCCAAGCAGCTAATGATTCATCGCCATCTTGTTGTTGGGCTTGTTCCATCATATCCCGCAACTCTGGATCAAGACGAAACTGGAATGGCGGATTGCCACGTCTTTCATTTTTGTGTGTTGACACGTCAATTACACCCGATGTAATGTGTTTATGTGTGATGACACATTACACACAAGAAAAACAAAAGGCAACGCCCCGCAGTGTTGGAGCACGTGCAGGGCGTCTTACCACCAACGTTAGCTTAGATAACGAGGTAGCTATGAACAATCATATCACACCCTTAAACGGGCGGATTACCTACAGCCTGAATAATGCTCGCCCAGCCTTCACATGGCTATTTCTTGGCACTCCTGCCAGTACATCACCCTGTACGCCCATAGTTTTGCGAACCGAAGCCAACACCGAGACAGAGGCACGTGAGCGTTTTCCTACATGGTCTTTAACCTTTGCTGCCAAAATCCGCACTGAATGCGCCGTGGTTCACCACCGTAGTGGTGTTGTGATGTTTGATATTGCGGAGGTGTTCCATGGCTAATGCTTTTGTATATAAAACAAACCAAGACGCACACCTACAAGCGGCACGAACTGCCGATCTCTTGCACTGTGCTAACCGTTTATATGCGAGTGGTGTAGATGGTGATGAACGGCATATTGAAGCGCTGGTCGATGTAGCCGCAGAGCTAGCGCAGCAACTTGCAAACATGTTGGATGCAGGTGAAGTGTCGGAGGTGAAACATGCATAAGGATGCTTATTGGCTTATTAATCATTTTCCTCTTTGTTCGCTGGAAGATGCTCAGGATCTTGGTTCTGTTGCCGAGGATGTTGAAACCGCGATGTTTGAAGGGATTAGCTCTATCGGAAACCTGATGTTTTGGGCTGGTGTTAGTGAGGGCTATGACGGTGATGAAGCAAAACGGGATATACGGCAGATAGGTAGCATGCTTAAACACCTGTCACGCTTAACCGAAGGGGTATCACTGGCCTCACAAAACTTTCAACACGCAGTAAGAACGGCTGAGCGGGGGACTAAATCATGAGTCATTCACCTGAACTGCAAGAACTCACCAGCCGAGTGATGGAGTTAGAGCAGCGTCTTGGATTATTGGAGGCGTTACAGCAGAAAGCCGGACTACCAGCAGGGTATGCCTATATCACTACTATGGCGGGGGCTTATGGCCTATCCACCAGCAAAGCGGAAGAACTGGCGCGTGTTAGTGGTGTTGTGTCTGCCCGTCACAATGGACAGATGATCGTGAATGAAGCCCGTTTCCGAGAAGCGGCGGAAATCATCACAAGTAAGGCCAAGCGTAAGATTGGAAGTAAATACTGGTACCACCCAGCGATCGGTAAATTCACTATGAACATGAGAGGGAAGGTATGAGCAAAGTCCATAAAAAATTGCCTACTTGGTCAGACTCTCTCTTTTCATGTGTTTACCAGTGGGTTAAGCAGGGAAAACCGCCAGAGAAAGCAGATGCTGAAGCCGCTATGCTGAGATACCCACCTGATTCGCCATTAGGGGGGCTGGCTATCCGTATGCGCTCATTAGTATTAGGGGGCGATGTCACACCAGAATGGCTATGTGAGCAGGGCTATCAATCGGGCACTCATCCAGATAAGGCCGAGGAAAAAAGGAAAGCTGTTGTATTGGAGTTCATTGAGGCTAGAGAGCTTTCGAAGGTTCTCTCTGATTCAGTTCGTGCTGATTATCTATGGCCACCGGTTGCGCCCAATAAGCCTAACAGCGAGAAAAACCTTAGTGAACTTGGTGATGGAACCCGAATAAATGAAGAAGATAGAAGTAAATTAGAGGAACTTAACGAGATTTACACGCATGTTCTAGCTTTTGGTGATCATCATGTTGTTAGTATGAAAGCTAACATAGTGACGAAAGAGACTCATGCCTTTCAAACGCTCAATTCGTTCCGCAATAATTTTCTTGATTCAGGGCGTGTTGCTGGTCGCCGATTGGGTGGTGCATGGCTTGAGTGGCCTGGTCACTCGAAAAAGCTAGAGGGTGTGGGGTTCTATCCCAATATTAGGCTTTGTCCCGATAACATCTACAACCTTTTTACGGGCTTATCAGTACAGCCGATCAGTGGTGACGTATCGCCTTATCTTGAACATCTGGAGCGGGTTATATGTGCTGGTGACACGGTAGCATACCAATATCTAGTAGGTTGGCTTGCTCACCTTTTCCAAAAGCCAGAGGAAAAGCCTTCCGTCGCTATTGTGATGAAATCTATTGAGGGGACGGGTAAAGGTTCAATGGTTCGCCCTATACAGCAGATCTTAGGGATGTACGCGGTTCATGTGAATGGTGCGGGGCAAATTGCAGGCCGATTTAATGGCACGATAGCGAACAAGCTCTTTGTGTTTGTGGATGAGGCTGAACTTACCGATCCACGGCAGGCAGACAAGCTAAATGCAATTATTAGTGAGCCAACAATTAACCTCGAGCGGAAAGGAAAAGAGCCTGAGCCAATGCCGAACTATGCCCGTTTTATTTTTGCCAGTAATCACGAAAGAGTAATACGCGCAGGATTGCGAGAACGGCGTTATTTGGTACTAGAGCCAGACGGAACGAAAGCGCAGAACAAGGGGTATTTTGACCGTTTGCACCACTGGATAGACAACAACGGGGCTGAAAGGCTTTTAGCCTATTTATTGCAGTTTGATTTGAGTACGTTTGATCCACGCCGCCCACCCGTTACCGCTGCGCTGGTGGAGGAAAAGCTAGCCAGCTTGCCACCAGCCTATCAGTTTATTTATAGCGAACTGTGGAGTGGTAGGCCGTTCAATGGGCAAGAAAGGATATTTGCCACCGAGCTGGTGGAACAGTTCATTACATGGTGTGACGCACACGGTGAGGATGTAAAGCCAGCAGCGGCAAGATCTATTATCGGCAAGGTTATGTCTCGTTTAGGGTTTGAGCCGCAGGGACGGCCCGATAGAGGGCAGGGAAAGTATTACCCACTTCCTGACGTTAGCGTGATGAGAGATGGATTTGCGGCATTGCTGGGTGAAGAGAGTAGTAAAGTGTTTAATACATAACACATGCGAGGAATAACCTATACCACCTGTACCAGTAAGCGTTAAACCAGCACCAGTAAAGGCTTTAAGAGTGGTACAGGTTTTTTAATTACCTATACCAGACCTGTACCACCTATACCAGATTAAGAGTTTTTGCGTACAGGTGGTATAGGTCGGTACAGGTCAAAAATAGGTACCTATACCGCCTGAAAGCCTTGCCAGCACTGGGATTAGTGGTAAGTGGTACAGGTGGGACAGCAAAATGCAGAAAACCACTAAACATAGGGGGTAAAATATATACCGCAGACATGTGTAGTTAAATCATCATTATATTTTTTTAATCTCGCAGCAAAGCTGCTAGCCACAGAGTAAAAACCATGCCAATTACGATAGATGATATAAAAGCGCACAAAGAACAATTCTCTCTTGGTGATATAGATACTATGCATACAGCAGATTATCGGAAGTCATTAGAGGATGGGGCTTTTTTCTGGATAGACCATCATGAGTTTGTTCGAAGCACATTCTCAGAAGAGATCTTTGCAACTAATCGGGAGCAGCTTGATGCGATGATTGAACACCTAAAAAAATACCGAGATATAATGCCAACCCCTCCTAAGTGGATGAGCGACAAATAATATGGATATATTGAAGAATATAGTTTTTTTTAAGGATTTATCGGATGCATTTCGTGACTCATCGGGATATTTGACATGGGCTTTTTTCTCTTTGATTGCAATTTATCTAATATGGATAGCATTAGCAAATCAAAAGAATAAGAATTTATCTAACAAGCACCTTAGGTTTTTTGCTTTTTTAGTATCTATCATTTTCTGTCTAATATATGTATTTAACATAATTTCCATTGCGATATTATTTGAAAAGCCTCTTGGTAAGCTTTCTTATGTTCTAGTTATGCTTGTATGCTCAGCAGTTCTGATAATAAATACTTATCCTATTCTTTCAGGATTGAATCAGAAATTAAAAAATGAGGAGTGATACTTTTGTAAATTATTTGTTCGTCTAGGTTTATTACTGTTTATTGTTAAAAACAGATATTTACAACAGTAATGTCATGTATATCTTGGGGAGTGGCACTCAGACGTGAGCCGCCACAGGCCGTTTAATCAAGCTGCGAGACGCAGAAAAAGATTAGGCGGCCCACCCTCCTCTTTTAGTGCTGGTTTCACGTCGCGTTATTAACCCATGCGAGAAACCATACATGAAAAAACTGTTAGAACTCCGCCAGAAAAAGACCGAACTCACCGCACAAATGCGCTCCATCCTGACCAAATCAGAGGAAGAGAATCGCAGCCTAACCGATGAAGAATCCAAGCAATTTGATGAGGTGAAAACTCAAGCCGAAAGCCTGAATACTGAAATTCAGCGTTTCGAAGATCTGGCAGATGCAGAACGTAAGCAGGCAGAAAAAACGCCAGAAGATAAATCTAACCGCAGTAAAGTGACCAACGACGAATTACGCACCTACATCATGACAGGCGACACTCGCTCGCTGTCTACGGGCGTTCCTGCCGATGGCGGTTACACCGTTATTCCTGATTTAGATAAGCAGATCATGCGCCAACTTTCTGACGATTCAGAAATGCGCCAAATCTGTACGGTGAAAACCACAGGCAGTAATGAGTTTAAAAAGCTGGTATCCGTTGGCGGCGCGGAAGTAGCACGCGGTGAAGAAGGCAAAGCCCGTGGCGAAACTGCGACGCCGAAGCTGGAAGAGGTCAGTATTAAGTTATTCCCTGTCTACGCCTATCCAAAGACTACCCAAGAAATCCTCGATTTTAGCGATGTGGATATTATGGGCTGGCTGACCGAAGAGATTGCTGACACCTTTACTGAAACCGAAGAGCTGGATCTGGTATCCGGTGACGGTAGCAAAAAATCTAAAGGCTTCTTAGCCTATCCACGTGCAGCTACCGCCGATAAAACCCGCCCATTCGGTACATTGGAAAAAATGGATGCCGCAGGTGCTGCGCCTACCGCTGACGAGCTGATTGATCTCCTATTCAAGCTCAAGAAGAAATACCGCAAAAACGCGGTGTGGGTGATGAACTCCAATACCGCTGCCGCATTGCAAAAGCTCAAGAACGGCAACGGTGATTACATCTGGCGCGATGGTTTGCAAAAAGGTGATCCGGATATGTTGCTGGGTAAACCTGTGCACTATCTGGAGAACATGCCAGATGCAGCAGCAGGCCAACCGGTGCTAGCGGTAGGCGACTTTAAACGCGGTTACTTTATTGTCGATCACACTACTGGCACTCGAACCCGTCCAGACAACATTACCGAACCGGGCTTTTATAAAGTTCACACCGATAAATATTTAGGTGGTGGGCTGGTGGACTCCAACGCGATCAAGGTGCTGGAAATCAAAGCTACCAAGTAATTAATAAGGGGCTACGGCCCCTTTGCTGTCTGGAGTCCGAATAATGAAAAATACCGATATTGAGATCCGTGCCGCTAGCCTCACCAGCCAAGATAAAAAGCTGACGGGCTATGTCGTGAAGTGGAATAGCCGTTCACAGGTGCTGTGGGACGAGTTTGTAGAGCAATTCTCACCTAACGCCTTTCAAAATAGCCTCGCGGGTGGTGCAGACGTTCGCGCATTGTATGAACATGATTACACCGCGCTATTGGGTCGCACTACGTCCGGTACGCTGACGCTCGCCGAGGATGCCACAGGGCTACGCTTTGAGCTAACGCCACCTGATACGCAACTAGGCCATGATGTGCTGACGTTGGTCGATCGCGGTGATATTACAGGCATGTCGTTTGGTTTCCGTGCGCTAAAAGACCAGTGGGACAGTACCCAAACACCTTACGTGCGTACGGTGATGGATGCTGAACTACGGGAAATTACCGTCACCAGTATTCCAGCCTATCCAGAAAGCGGCGTAGAAGTGGCAAAGCGCTCTCTCTTTATCCAACATCCCGAGCTATCAGGCCAGAATAATGAAATGCGCCGACGCTGGTTACAATTGGCGGAGGTGTAAGCATGTGGCCTTGGAAACGTAAGACCGAAGCTCGCAGCATGACTATTGATGATTTCTTGGCGCTGGCGGGTATTCCTAACACTGGTTCAGGTGAGCATGTTTCGCCGTCTACCGCTGAATCACTTCCTGCTGTTATGAACGCCGTCACGGTGATCAGCGAAGCGGTGGCCACAATGCCATGTTTTCTGTATCGCGTTAAAAATATCGATGGCACTGAGTCCCGAGAATGGATGGCAAACCATGCCGTTGACTACCTCCTTAACGAAAAGCCTAACGACTGCCAGACGGCCTACCAATTCAAACGCACGCTGATGCGGCATTGCTTACTGAACGGGAACGCCTACGCGGTGATTGAGTGGGGGCGCGATGGACACCCGAAGTCTTTACACCCTTATCCGCCGTATGCGGTGGTGCCTAAGCGATTATCCGATCATCGTTTTGCTTACACCGTGACCGAACCCTATAGCGGTACCGTAAAAACCTATCTGCAGGATGAGATTTTGCACCTGCGCTATGCGTCAGACGATGGCTTTATGGGACGCTCTCCTATCACGATTTGCCGTGAAACATTAGGACTCGGTTTAGCCCAACAGCGCCACGGTGCCAGCATTATGAAAGATGGGATGATGGCGGCGGGCGTTATCAAATCGGGTGAGTGGCTGGATGGTGTCAAAGGGGCTAAAGCTCTCGAGGCATTAGAGCGCTACAAAGGGGCGCGTAACGCAGGTAAAACGCCCATCCTTGAAGGTGGCATGAGTTATGAAAAGCTGGGCATGAGCAATCAAGATGCCGAATGGTTAGCCTCCCGCCGCTTCACCATCGAAGATATTGCTCGCATGTTTAACGTGTCGCCCATTTTTTTACAGGAATATTCAAACAGTACCTACAGCAACTTTAGTGAGGCAAGCCGCGCTTTTCTTTCTATGACCATGCGCCCTTGGCTGACCAATTTCGAGCAGCAACTTAAAGCCGCTTTGCTGGTGGCCCCGAGCACGCCTGATATTAGATTCCTCATTGAGTTTGATACTGCTGACCTTCTCCGCGCTAATCCACAAGAACGCTTTCAAAGCTATGAAACGGCGATTAAATCCGGTGTGTTCTGCCCGAATGAAGCTCGCGAGCGCGAGGGGATGTCTCCGCGTGAAGGTGGCGATGAGTTCTCACAGGCTTGGAAGCAGACGGTAGAAGTGAAGGGAAAGACAGGTAAGGAGGTAAATCATGGCTAATGAACTAATCACTCTGGAAGAGGTGAAAGAGCATTGCCGCATTGATCAGGATTTTGACTTCGAAGACAGCCTGATTAAAGGGTATATCAACGCTGCGCTTGAAATTTGTCAGCAGCATATCGGAAAGCGTTTTGATAATGGACTGGAGTTTAATCCTGCTATGAAGGTTGGCTGTTTACTTCTGATAAGCCATTGGTACGACAACCGAGGAATTGTGGCAGATAAAGCAACCGAAATCCCCTTTGCCACAACATCCCTGTGGAACTACTACCGCGCTCCTGGAGTGTACTAATGCCGTGGCAACCTCTGAAACGTTGTACCTATCCAAGCTGCAATAAGCGCGTGAAGTCAGGCCGATGCGATGAGCATAAACGCTTAGCTAATGCCAAGACCACCGAACAGCGAGGGACACGCACCACCCGAGGCTACTCAAACCGATGGGGCAAGTATCGCCTAATCTACCTCAAGGCTCACCCCCTCTGTGTCCACTGTGAGCAGAGGGGAGTTTACACCGCAGCCAAGATTGTCGATCACATCATCCCGATTAATGGGGAGTCTGATGTGTTGTTCTGGCCTGAAAGCAATCATCAAGGGTTGTGCCAATCCTGCCATAGCCGAAAGACCACGACACAAGATCCGCTCACAAAGCAGCAGCGCAAGGCGGGTAAGTTCCGTGAGTTAGAGGAGGCCGCCGAGCGGCGTAATGACTGGATACATGAGTACAACACCCATGAATGAAAAAGAGATAGAACAACTAATCACTGGGTTAAAGCGAAGTCGTGATGGTTTTATTCACCGCTACGGTAAGACACCAGAGCAGGCTTTAGGCAAGCGCATGACGAAGCGTGACCGTGAGCTAATGGACGCGTTCAGAAATCGATAGACAGGCGCAGCAGCGAGGGTGGGGGGAGTTTAGAAGACAAAGCCCCCTGACGCAGGAACCACCCGCCTCCTCAAATTTTTACGCGCGGCACTTTTTTTCACAGCAGTAAGGCACAGGAAAACAGTAATTTATGGCAAGGCCACCAAAAGCCCCCGCTTATTTAGATGATATTGCCACCGCAGAGTGGAAAGCGAGAGCAAAACAATTGATGGAGCGCGGCGACTTGATTGATGCCGATTGGCGTAACCTTGAATTGTATTGCCTCAACTATTCAATGTACCGTCGCGCCGTGGCAGACCTTGCCACTCGTGGATTTTCGGTTGAAGGTTCACGCGGCGCCACCACCACAAACCCCGCTTTAAAAGCCAAGTCTGATGCCGAAAAAATCATGATAAAAATGTCGTCATTGCTGGGCTTTGATCCCGTCTCTCGCCGCCGTAATCCGGTAGAAAACAATGAGGACGATGAACTTGACCGACTATAACGAGTACGCGTTAGACATCAAAAACGGCAAAATTCCGGCCTGTAAGCGTCTCAAACAGGCCATTGAACGGTACTTTTGTGACCTAAACAATCCGCTTTATACGTTCGACAGCGCCACTGTAGAGCGCTTTATTGCCTTTTCGTTGCTGTGTCCTCATGTCAAAGGCCCACTGCGCGGTAAACCGATTGAGCTATCGCCGTGGATGCAGTTCGCCTTTGCAAATGTGCTCGGCTTTAAAGTTAAGAGCACAGGCCGCAGAAAATACCGCAGTGCTTTTGTGCTGGTGTCGCGTAAGAACGCCAAATCTACCGCCGCCGCAATTCTGGCTAACTGGTTTTTGGTGATGGAGGAAGGCCAGCAAGATATTTACACTGCCGCCGTGAGTCGTGATCAGGCGCGAATCGTGTTTGATGATGCTCGACAAATGAGCTTGCTCTCAAAGCCCCTGAAAAAGCGCCTGACCATCCAACAACACAAGATGATATACGGGAAATCCAATAGCCTGTTAAAGCCGCTGGCGGCGAAAGCGGCGACGATTGAAGGGACTAACCCGAGTCTCGCTATTGTCGATGAGTACCACTTACACCCTGATAACTCGGTTTACTCCGCGCTTGAACTTGGTATGGGGGCTCGTCCAGAGGCGCTATTGTTCGCTATCACGACAGCCGGCAGTAACGTTGTCTCGGCCTGTAAGCAGCATTATGACTATTGCTGTCAGATTCTCGACGGTGAGGAAACGAATGAATCACTGTTTGCGCTCATATACGAGCTGGACGACGAGAACGAAGTTGATGATCCCGAACAGTGGATAAAGGCAAATCCTAACTTGAACGTTTCGGTTGATGCGGTGGCGCTGGCTGACACTATCAAAAAGGCGCGAGGTATTCCGTCGCAATGGGTAGAAATGCTGACTAAGCGTTTTAATATTTGGTGCCAAGGCGAAACGCCGTGGATGGGTACGGGCGCATGGGATGCCTGTAGAGACGACTACGCCGAAGACGATTTACACGGCCTCGAGTGTTACGCAGGGCTTGATTTGTCATCAACCAATGATATTACCAGCGTGTGTTACACCTTCCCCGTTGAAAAGCGGCTTTTATTACTCACTCGGCACTATTTGCCCGAAGCACAGCTTAACAATCCCGCCAATAAGAACCGCGCCATTTACCGCCAGTGGGCAAAACAGGGCTGGATACGCATCACAAAGGGCGACTGTATTGATTATGATCGTATCCGTGATGACATCCTTCACGACACCGAGCATTTTTCTATCAAGCTGGTGGGCTTTGATACGTGGAACGCTACACACCTGAGAACCCAACTGCAGGGCGCAGGTTTGGACGTTGAGCCATTCCCGCAGACCTACATGAAATTTAGCCCCGTTGCTAAGTCGCTGGAGGTGTTTGTTAACCGTAAGGTGGTCAGGCATAACGGCGATCCGGTGCTGTCATGGGCGCTATCTAACGTGGTGATGGAGTCAGACGCCAACGCCAACATAAAACCCAATAAGAAAAAATCCGCCAACAAGATAGATCCTGCTATCGCTGGCTTGATGAGTTTTGGTACTTGGCAGATTGAACACGAAGATTTCGCTTTTGATATGAGCGAAGAACAGCAAGAACGCCTAAAAGCGTTTAACGGCATTTAAGAGAGGTATTACGATGGCATTTATTGACGTTCCTATTCGTACACTGCGTTTTCATGGGCCACTCATTGCACAATTTGGCAAAGAGTTTAAATATCGCGCGCACAACGCGCCAAAGATGATCAGCGCGGCTAAAAACCTGTTACCCAATTTTGAGCATTACATGCTGGCAGCACACAAACGCGGGTTAACTTTTGCGGTGTTTGTTGGAAAACGAAACATCAAAGAGGATGAACTAGAACTGACAAACGGCACTGACGAAATTCATTTGGTTCCGGTGCTTATTGGCAGTAAACGCGCTGGCCTATTCCAAACGATACTCGGTGCCGCGTTGATCGCAGCTGCTATCTTTACGCCTGCAGCTGGGTTAGCTGCCGCTGGACTCACGGCGGGNGGGGTGGGGATGGCTGGCGCATCCCTTGCACTCGGCGGCGTTATCCAAATGCTATCCCCCCAACAGGCTGGGCTACGTATGCGGCAAAATCCAGATAATAAACCCAGTTATGCATTTGGTGGCCCAGTCAATACAACCGCTCAAGGTAATCCCGTACCGATTGGTTATGGTCAACGCGAGATAGGCGGTGCAGTTATATCGGCGGGTATATACACAGAAGATGAGCTTTAGAATTTTTCTAGAGTTGTTGTTAGTTGAAATTCATTCAAATATATTTCAACTAACAACAGAGTTAATTTATTTAGATTGTATATTATTTAAATTGCTAAGCTCAGATAGAATATATGGATCGTCTTCTGATGTATTTACTTCAATATTTCCTCCAGTGCTCTTTCCGATATATGGTTGCATAGCATAGAGCATGTAAGGCATAACTTTTCTAAGGTCGCCACTTTCACCTACGCTTATAGCTGTGGTTGACCAAACTGGAATCATTGATTTATCTTTTTTATAAGCCTGAACGTCATAGGCATTCAGTGATGCGTATCGAGTAAAGTAAGTAACACTACCAACATTTTGAGTGTAGCCAGTGACTCCATATGTCGGTGTATATGTTGTATTTGACGAATATGTGGAGTTATTACCATAGGTTGATACCGTGCCGTAAGTATTAGACGAGGAAATTCCCGTCTGTCCCCAGACAGGAGAGCTATACGTGTACGTATGGGTTTTAGGTTCTCCGATTCCATATCCGAGGAATATAGCAATATCTGCGCTATTGAAGTCAGTCGAAGGAGTCATACCTCTAGAATCTAATATTCTCATCACATATTTTTTGTATTCCATGAAGCTCAAGTCATGAGCATTAATTTTGGGATTATCAGGGAACAAAATATAATGCCTTTTTCCTAATGCATTATCTAAGGCCTTGCCATCGACTTGTGTTGAAACCACTGGAACTTGAGCAGCACATCCAGTCAAAAATAAAGCGGTAGCTAAAAGAAATTTTTTTTCATTTTAAATGTCTCAAATCATTGGTATTTGTATTGGAAACTATTTTTGTGATTATAGATCAATTGCTTTTTTATGTAGACAATTTAAGAAAAAATCGTTTCATTGCGATACCATTATAGAATCCTAAACCAATAGTTTTATCATGGAATTATATGCATGCAACTAGATGAATTTGTTAAGAATAGTTTGGTTCAGATTGCTAAGGGTGTATCTGACGCTGGAAAAAAAGTCTTCGAACTTGGTGGAAGTGTAAATCCTCAAGATAATGCAATTGTTGGTGGGAGTAAGGTTCCTATAGATGTTCAGCCATCAAATATTGATTTTGATGTTGCCGTTGTTGTAACCGATTCTGGTTCTTCTGAAGCTGGAGGCCAGCTGAAAATAGCATCATTAGTGTCTTTTGGAGGGAAGATGGAGAACGCCGAAAGCTATCAACAAACCAGTCGAATTAAGTTTTCAATACCAATGCGTTTGCCCAAAGACAATCAGAACACTTAA